CGCCGCCAACAAGTCGAAGAAATACTCGCGGACCTTCGCGCCGTTCGCTATTCTTCCCAGTAACGACACCTCGACACCGGCAGACGACACCTCCCCAACGGGACACCTCTCACCGGGACGATCGACACCTCGGCAACCCAAAACCGAAACGTCCCAAAACAGGAGAAACCCGTGGCTAACGCCTTCCTCTCGAAGTTGACCGAACAGCGTTCGGCGAAAACTTCTCTCATTGACTCGACTCTCGCACGCGCGGCCGACGAAGACCGCGACATCACCGAGATCGAACTCGCCAACATTCAAGCCCTGAAACTCGAAGTCGAAAAACTCGACGAGCGCATCGCGCAGATCGCCGACATCGAAACCCGCAACGCGGCCCACGCCGAAACGATCGCAAAGGTTGACGGCGCAGCACCCGCCGAAACCCGCGTCGGCGGCTACCGCGTCACCTCGGAAGAGGCGACGTATCACCCGCGTAGCGCCCACGACTTCATGGCCGACGCAATCGCCGCAGAGTTCGGCGGTTCGTACGACGCCCGCGACCGCATCGCCCGCTACCAGAACGAAGTCCGCTTGGAGAAGCGCGACTCGGGTTCGAGCAACTTCGCCGGTCTCGTCATTCCGCAGTACCTCGTCGACCAGTTCGCGCCGCTTCGTCGCGCCGGCCGCCCGGTTCTCGACATCTCAACCCAGAACGCGCTCCCGGCGCAGGGTATGACCGTCAACATTGGCCGCCTCACGACGGGAATCACCTCGTACGTTCAGGCTTCGGAGAACACCGCGCCGACCGAATCGTCGCCCGATGACACGCTCCTCACCGTGAACGTGAACACCGTCGCTTCGATGTTCGACATCTCGAAGCAGGCGATCCTCCGCGGAACCGGCGTCGAGACGCAGCTTCTCGGCGACGCGGTCCGTTCGTACCAGGCGAAACTCGACGGTCTCGCCATCAACGGCTCCGGCTCGAGCGGCGAGGCGCGCGGAATCCTGAACACTTCGGGAATCGGCTACGTCACCTACACCGACGCGACCCCGACCTACTTGGAGTTCTGGCCGAAGCTCGTTGAGTCTGTGCAGCAGATTTCGACGAACTTCTACGGCGGCGCAACACATATCGTGATGCACCCGTCGCTCATTGGCTGCCTCCTCCGCGCAGTCGACGGCTCGAATCGTCCGATGTTCCCGCCGACCTCCGGCAACCCGTTCAACGCCCCCGGCACGTTCGACCGCCCGGCGTACGACGGCGGCGGCCTTCAGATCCTCGGCCTTCCGGTCGTCTCCGACGCGAACGTCCCCACGGACCTCGGCGCAGGCACGAACCAGACCGCGGTCATCGTCGGCGACTTCCGCGAGTCGTACATCTGGGAAGACAACGGCGGTTCGCCCCTTTACGTCAGGTTCGAGCAACCTGACGGTAATATTGCAGTGAGGACTGTGGTCTTCGGCTTCAGCGCGTATACGGCCGGTAAGTACCCGACGGCGTTCTCGGCGATCACCGGAACCGGCCTCATCACCGCGAACTGGGCCTAACTAGTTTCCCCCCAGGTGCGCAGCCTGGGGGGACTATCCCACCCATGAACGATTTACTCGTCGCAGCACTACGACGCGAACTCGACGGCTACCTTCAGCGCGGCCGCCTCGATCGCGCCCAGCAAGTCGTCGACCAGATGGTCCTCCTCGGGTGCGACGTATCCGAAGTCCTCTCTCGGTTCTCGTCGACTGTGCCGCCCGAGGAGGGCTTACCCTCAAAGAAACCCGTCAAGAAAGCGGCCGTGAGAAAGGCTCCGAAACGTGGCAATAACTAACGGCTACGTCACCCTTTCCCAAGTGAAGGGCTACCTCGGTATCCCGGTCGCGGACACTGTCGATGACACGATGTTGGAGCAGATCGTCGAATCAGCTTCCCGGTCCATTGACCGCATCGCCGGCCGCTACTTCTACCAGGACTCCACAACGTCGCAGCGGTTCTACCGCGCCGTTTCACCCGTGTCGCTTCTCGTCGACGACATCTCCACCACCACCAGTCTCGTCGTCGACGTCTCAACCGACGGAACGAACTACTCGACAACAATGGTCTACAACACGGATTTCATCGTCGAACCGTTTAACGCGGCCGCAACCGGGCGGCCCTACACGCTCCTCACCTCACTCGGAACCCAATACTTCCCCTACCCGTGGAACTACCGCCCCGGCGTCCGAGTGACCGCCCGATGGGGGTGGCCGGCGATCCCCGACGACATCGTCGAGTGCTGCCTCATTCTGTCGGCCGATCTCTACAAGCGTAAAGACTCGGTCGGCGGCGTCCTCGGTCTATCCGAAATGGGCGCTATCAGAATGTCCCCCCTCGGCCGTGACATCTCCGCGATGACCCGCGCCTACCGCCGCGAGGTTGTCGGGTGACGATCACCATCTCCAGCCTTCGCGGAGGCGCACAACCCCAACCCGACACGATCGCGGCGCTCCGCACGATCTACGACTACGTCCCGGATACCGCGCCGGGCACACCGTCGGCGATCGTGGGCAACGTAACCCTTGATTGGGACGACGCGAACGCTCGCGGCCTGGACCGGGCGACGTTCTCGGTCTACGTCGTCGTTTCCCGTATGTCGGAGCGGTCGGGTGCGGACACTCTCGACGCGCTTCTCGCCGGCTCAGGCGCGGGATCAGTAAAGACCGCTCTCGAAGCGGGGTCGCCGACCGGCACACTAAATGGGTCGTGTTCGACGATGAGAGTCACCACCGCTTCGCCTATCTCTATTAGCATGGGCGGAGTCGAGTTTTTCGCTTACGAATACGAGGTAGAAGCCTATGGCTAGTTACAAAGTCGTTTCGGAGAATGTCGACGGCAAGAAGCCGGGCGACACGATCACGGACGAGGAGCTTCTCGGCTGCAGTGTCGAGGCTCTCATCGAAGCCGGACACATCACCGGCGACACCACAAAATCCAGCAAGGCCGAAAAGGAGAACTAAATGGCCGTCTTTGTATTGAAGGACGCGAGCGTCACGATTAACTCCGTGAACCTTTCGGCCTATGTCACCTCAATTACCCTGAACTACGACGTCGACGCGATTGAGACGACCGCGATGGGCGCCACCGGGCACGTTTTCACCGGCGGTATCCAAAACATCACTTGCGACATCTCGCTGAATCAGGACTTCGCAACGTCGACGGTCGCCCCCACACTCGACGCGATTTTGGGAACCCCGACGACCGTCGCAATCAAGCCGACGTCGGCCGCAACGTCGACCACGAACCCGCTCTATACGATTGCGAACACCCTCATTGCGGCGATCCAGCCGGTTTCGGGTGACCCGTCGAGCCTTTCGACGATGAGCATCTCGTGTCAGGGCGGAACAATCACCAAGACGACCGCCTAATCCGATGCTTCTCGTAACCGTCCAGCACAGGGACGGCCGCGAAGGGACATTCCCCGTATGGCCGTCGGTCGAATATGCGTTCGAGTCGGATAAAGAAACCGGCACGTTCGACCAACTTTGGGCAGATAATGCCCCGAAACATTGGCATTATAAACTCGCCTACTACGCCGCCCTTAAGGGGAAGGCGATCGCCCTGGGTGAGACGTTCGATAAGTGGATCGACGACGTCGCCGGAATTAAATACGGCAAAGGCGACGACTCGGGAAACCCTACTCAGGAGGAGCAGCCGCCGAACTCTTCGCCATACTCGCCTTAAAAACGGGTATTGCGCCGCGGGAGCTTCTCGACACACCCCCCGAAATACTGCAACATCTAATCCGTTACGTTGTCGGGAAACCCCGCGACGACTGGGAGGCACTCGCCGACATGGAGATCCCGACTAATGGCTAGCGGAACCTACGGCTTCCGAATCTCGGCGACCGATACCCGCATGGGGAAATCGGAAATCGAAGGCCTCCGCGAAGTGCAGAAAGCGCTCCGCGACCTCTCGGACGACCTTAAAGACGAGATGAAAGAAACGCACCGCAAAGCCGCCGAGATCGTCGTCGACGGCGCGAAACGAATCGCCCCGGTACGCACCGGCAACCTCGCGGCTTCTATCCGGGCGGCAGCAGTCCGCACCGGCGGCCGTGTCCGCGTCGGCAGCGCCTCAGTCCCATATGCAGGACCGATTCACTTCGGTTGGCCGGCGCGTCGTATCAAGCCGCAACCGTTCATCTATGACGCGCTCGACCCGCGTCGCGCCGAAGTCGCCTCAATCTACGCCGACCGCATTAACCAACTCATCGTCCGCTACGGCATCGCCTCTGATAAGGCGGGCAACGTCTACGCGACGAAAGTAGGATAGGTTCGTGGCCCGCTCGAAGTCGATCTCGATCCCGATTACGGGTACGTCTGCGCCTCTCCGTAAAGAGATCAAGAAAGCCCAGGCGGAACTCTCCGCCTTCGGAAAGTTCCAATCCCAATGGGCGCAGGCGTCGACGCTCGCCTACAGCGTTGTCGGGTCCGCGGCCGCCCAATTCGCTATCTCGTCCGTGAAGGCGGCGCTCGACGATCAGAAGAGTCAGGCGCTTCTCGCCCAGCAGCTTCGCGCCACAACTGGGGCGCGGCAGGTGCAGATCGACGCCGTCGAGGATTACATCACGGCGACGATGATGGCGACGAACATCACCGACGACCAACTTCGTCCGGCGCTCGCCCAACTCGTCCGCGTCACCGGCTCCGCCGCCGAAGCCCAAGACCTTCTCACCCTCGCCTCCAACGTCTCTATCGGCGCGCAACGCGACCTCGGCTCCGTCGTCACGGCGCTCGGCAAGGCATATAATGGCTCCTACGGGGCGCTCTCCAAGTTGGGTATCCAGATTGACGAGGCGGCCGTTCAGTCTCGCGGGTTCGCCGCGGTCACCGACGAACTGACCGCAAAGTTCGGCGGCTCCGCACAAGCCGCAACCGAAACACTCGCCGGACGGGTCGACAACCTGAAAATCCGTCTCGGCGAACTACAAGAAACCATCGGCGGCCTTCTCCTCCCCGTCGTCTACGACGCAACGACAAAGCTTCTCGACCTGCCAAAAGCCGCCGACTCCGGCGACATATCCGACCTCGGCTCCAGCATCTATAACCTCGCCTCCGGGATCAAAGACCTCGCCTTCGACATCACCGGCGTCGCCATCGCGCAAGGTTTCTCGCCTCTGAATTGGTGGCTCAAAGAAACCGGGCAAAACACCGACACCCTCGCCGGCAAATACCAAGCCCTCTCAAACATCATTGTCACCGCCACGAATCAGGCGAACGCGGCGCAGGCGCTCGAAGATCAGGCGGACGCGGCGGCCCGAGCGGACCGGCAGGTCGGCTACCTGAAAGACCAATACAAAGCCTTCTCAGACGTCACCCTCGACCAAGTCGAGGCGCAGAAAGAGGCGGCGAAGCGGATCGGCGGCTCCGCGAAAGCGTCCGAAAAGGACACGAAAGCGAAAAAGAAGCAGAAGAAAGAAACGGTTGATACCGCAAAATCTTTCAAGGACGTATTCGGGAAAGCACTCGACGACGCCAACGAGAAACTTCAAGACTCACGCGACTTCTTAGCCGATATGCAACGCAACCTCGCCGACGCAACGCAGGAAGCC